TGATTGGCCAGGTCTTGTATTCGTCGTTTCGCCTAGCGGCCTCGGCCCAGTCTTTCGGCTCGATCCATAGATGCTGTGGAAACTCACGGGCCGCGTCGCCGGCGGCGTCCCAGAGGGTGTCGTGGGAGTCTTCGGCCGCGCAGTCATCCGGATAGCCGTCGTGGCTTGGCAGCTGGACGTCGATCAGGCGCTGGTCCACCGGGGCAAAGCTGCTCACTTTACGGCCTCCAAAATCTCGGATTCAGTTTGGGGATTTTTGACAACGCGCAGGACCTGGTCATCGGCGATTACGACCAGACACGGCAGGCCGGCAGTTTTGGCGGCCGCCAGGGCGACACGGTACTGGGCAGGCACGGCGCCGGTCCCCGATGTGCTGTCCTGCTCAAACACGCTAGCGACGACGGAGCCAGCCGCGTTGATGCGGTCCAGGGCTGCTTGGACGGCTCGCGGCGGGCTGGTCTGGTCTTTCTCGTACACGTAGGTAACCGCCGTCGCTTTGATCTGCGGCGGCGGCTTGATAGGGTCCGAAGGAGGATCCGGTGGCGGATCGGGTGGCGTAATGCCGCCGGTTAGCTGTACGATATGGGTGGTCATTTCCGCCACCGCGCCCCCGTTGGCATTGGTGCCAGCGACCACGAGGACGAATTGATAACGGCCTGGTACGGGGCTGGCGAAAATGCACTTGAGCCCGGTCTCCACCGGCAAAAACGACGTCTCTTCCGGCGACACGGCCAGCAGCCACAGCCGGCTAGTGCCAACCGATTCTGTCGCGTCGAGGACCACCAGCGATCCGCAACGGGATTCCTTCGGCCCGGTAATTACGGCCTTGGGAGGTTGCGCAGCCGCAACGGCAGCGACCAGCATCGCGACGAAAAAAACAGATGCCCTACCCATCACTCTTCCCCGTATTGAAAAAAATCGTCCCCACACCGATGCGCTTCCAGAATCTGATCGACCCGCTCGAAAATCTTGCCGTTCACCTGGCCGAAGTCTCGCAGCCAGAACGCTTGCACGAGAAGCAGAATTGCTTCTTTGATCCACTCGTCCGCGTCCCCCAGCTCGGCCGCTGTGTCGGCGATTCCCGCCAGGTAGTTGATCGTCACGGCCTGCGGCTCGTCGTAGGTCGAAGGCCACGTCTGGCCGTAGCGGAGGATGATCTCGCCCGGCTCCCGGTCCGTCAGCGCACGGTAGTAGGTCGTGGCCAGCGTCTGCGAAACGCCGCTGGAATCCAGGTACGCAATCGACGACACTGATTGCAGCGGCGGCATGGGCACGAGGATCCGGCTGTCCGTCTCAGTCGGGAATTCGTCGACCGTCAGCCGATAGGTAGCCGTCAGGATCTGCCGGCCGGCCCGCACTTGTGCCGCTTCGGTCGCCGCCTTGATGAGTCGCAACAGGTGGTCGTCGTGATACTCGACCGCCGAAGCGATCTCAACCTGCTTCTTCGCCTCGTCCAGACTGACGGGGCTTTCGACCGGCGCGGTAATGAGTTTCAGCGCGTAGCCCACGGCTCACCTCGATTCAATTGGGAGCCAGCTTACGCGGCCGCCCCGGTCTGCGGCTGGCCGTCTCGACCTCGTCACGATTGGCCGGCGTCATCGCCTGGTCGGACTCGGCCGGCCCGTCGTCCAACCGCTCGGCCCGGCCGCGCCGAATCAATTCGTTCGCCGATCCTTCGTGAAGGTCCGTGAAGATTTTCCCCGGCTTGAAGTTTCGCCAATGTTTCAGCAGTCGCACCTTTGCCATTCCGCCCCCAGAATGTCAGAGTTCAAAAAAAGCCGGACGGTCGGGCTCAGTCGACCGTCCGGCCCTACAAGGAGACCTGCACCACAGCGCGTCAGGTCCGAATCACACCCGCAAGATTTCGTCGCAGCCGCGATCACTGGCACTGACCGGAATGTCTTTCGCGCGGTACAGGATGCCGATCGCTGCGGCGTAGCTGCCCGCGGTGCCGTTGCCAGCCGTCGCCGATAGGTCGATGTACCGCTTGCGTTTCGTCAGGTCGATCTCGAACGCGGTCAGCTTGTTGTCGTCGGTGGCACTCATCAGTGCCGACGTGGCCGCGTCGATCGTCGTCGACGTGCCACCGATCAGACCCGTCACGTCCGCAAATCCGCTGCCGGACGTGTCGCTCTCTTGGACCTTCAGCGCGGCGAGCGCAATGTCCGTAGCGCCCAGGGCGAAGACGATCACGAGATAATCCCAGCCCTTGCAGTCGATTTCGGTGGTCGTCCAGGCCGCGTTGTTCTTGATCGCCACAGGCGGAAGGACGTTGATGAATTTGCATTGCTGCAGCGGGTTGCCAAGCATCTTTCTTTTCCCCTAATGATCTGGTTTTCAGTTAGTGAACAGGTGAACCAAAGCAATCGTCGGGGTTAGCTGCCCGGCGTTTCGAGTCCGATGATCCCGCCGGCCACGGTGCTCGTGCCGACGTCATGCACGTTCACGTCGTGCCGCACGAACGCGGTGAAGCCGATCTGATCGCTGGCCGCGTAGAGTTCGCCCAGCGTCCGCATCCGGATGTCGCGGCGCATGCCCAGTACCACACCGCCGCGGAGATCGCCTAGGTAGCACAGCCCTTCCGTACTGGTCTGCACGGTGAGGGTCGAATTCATCACCTGCGTGTGCACGACCGGATAACCCAAGAACGTCCGCACCGAAGGACCGCCGGCGACGTGATCGACCGTGTTGCCGCCGGCCGCGTCCGCCAGTCGCATCATGCTGGCCGCCCAGCCGGCCTTGCTGATGTACCATTTCGCGTTCCGCTCGGCCCACGTCCGGAGCTTGCCGATCATGCTCTCGAAGTCGGCCATATCGAGCGTCGAGAAGGCCGTGTTGCCGGTGATGGCCGTAACCTCGGAGCCGTCCGCCAACGCGTTCTTGATGCCCACGATTCCGTGGTAGGTGCTCGTGCCGTCACCCAAGAAGACGCACTGGTCGAGCTTGTACGCCCAAGCTTCGGCGACTTTCCGCGCCAGGAAATCGGCGATCGAAATCACGGCGGACTCGTTCAGCTCGCTGCTGTACTTCACCAGCGCGCCCCACTTGCGAGCGACCAGCCCGAGACCGTCGAAGCTCGGCGTCGATTCGGTGGGCGTGTCCGCCTCGCCGATCGCGTACAGCGTCACGCCGCCGGTCACCCGTGGCCAGTTGACCACATCCGCGGCCATCTGCACGATCTCGCACTCGGCCGCCGCCACGCCGTATTGCTCGACCAGGTCGATGATCGTGTCGCGGAAAGCGTCCGGCACCAAGGCGCCACCCGTGCCGAAGCCGCCCACGGCCATCGCGCGATGTTCTTCCGGCAGATGGTCGCGGCACCACTGCATGGCGTCTTGCCGGCCGCACAGCACGCCAAGAATCCACTGACCGGCCTCGTAAGCATCGCGGGCCGCGTCCGGGCCCTGGAACACGGACCGCTCCGCCTGGCGGCGGAACCGATACGGGACGTCGATCCGGCCTTCGGCCGTGTCGCGTCCCACCGGCCGAGGCTGGCGATCGTTGCCGCGGGCGGCCGTGCGGGCCGCCTCCAGCTGCAGCGCGGTTTCCTCTTCGGCAATGCGAGCCTGCACGATTTCCTTGTCGGCCTTCAGCCCGTTGAACCGGGCCTCTTCGCCGTCTGCCCACACCGGCGCGTCTTCGCCCGCGTCCCGCTTGGCCTTGCGCCCGTCGAACGACTTGCCGAGTTCCGCAATTCCGTCGTCGACTTGCCCGATCTTTTCGCGAAGCTCCTTGATGCTCGCGGGAGAGAATTCACCGTCACTGAGAATGAGCTTCCGCATTTTTCCGTCCCCGTTGGATGTTTGGTTTCCGCGGGGACCGCAAACCGATCTCCGCCTTTACAGCGGATATTGGATTGCTGGCGAAGTGGCGCGCTCTGTTGCTTGCGGTGAAAGCCCCTCTCGCTGGCGCAAGATCGCATCAGCCAGGGCGAGGTCCTGCGGCGTGTCGATGTCAACGGTCTCGGCCACGAAGAAGGGCAGCGTGTCGGCCGAGAAGCTGTAGCCGCGGCGACGGAAGGATTCGATTTCGATCGCTACGACGGAACCGGCCAGCCGGTAGCGCGGCGGCAGGATCTGCCGGCGTTTCGACTTCTCGCCGCACAGCACGTATCCCAGCCCCTGCAGCCGATCGCCGACAATCGCAACCTGCCATTCGTGGGCCGAGGCGACGGCCGCCACGGTATCGGCACGCTGCGATTCCCGCCGCTCAATCACCAGGTCCAACTCGGCCGCGGTCAGCAGCGGCGCGGTGCATTGCACGGACACCAGCGTCGTCAGATCGTCCGGGAGAAAGTCCAATGCGTGTAATAGCACGTCGTCACTCGACGCCTCGTCTGTCGCCAACTCAGCCGGCCGATGAATCACCCCCGCACCCCAGGCCCGAGCCACGGCGGCAATTTCGTCGTCCTCCGTGGAAACCCAGACCCCGCGCAGCAACCGGGACTGCTGACACGTTGCGATCGCCCTGGCCAGGAGTGGCTTCCCGGCACACAGAGCTAGATTCTTTCTCGGAATCCCCTTGCTTCCGCCACGGGCAGGAATCACGGCCGCGGCGGTACGACGTGCCAATTCGGACTGTTGACTTGGTAACATGGCTCCCCCACCTGAATAAATTCGATTTCCGGATACTTCGCCGCGATCCGATTTGTTAGCGGCTCGACGACGGTCTTCGTCAAGTCCTTCTGCAGCCCGTCATTCGGCTCGTAGTGATACGCCCCTGGAAAATAATCCTGGCCGGGGCAGCCGGGCCGGTAGCCGTCCATGCCGCACAGCACCACGCGCCGGGCGAGCCCCACGCGGATCGCATACTCGACGCACCAGATCCCGCTCGTCTGAAACGGCTCGAACGGATAGCCTTCGCGATAAACGATCTCGAAATCGTCGACCGTCCGCATCTTCATGGCCTGCGGATCGCGGCGGAGCGTAATCCGTTTCGTCTTGCCCCGCTTCGATGCGAGCTTGCCGCCTTCGGCGAACAGTTTGCACGCGACCTGATCGGACAGAAAAAAGAAATCCGGATCCGGTTCGACCTGCAAACCCCGATTGCAAGTGATGACAGGCGCCCCAGGAAAGTCCCGCCGCGCCGTAGCGTAAGCCTCGCGTGCCAGCGGCGAACATCCCAACACAATCCACGTCCAATCGGCAAACCGATCCACGTCCCTACCTTTCACGCCGTCACAGCCGCGCCATGGTCAACGCGACTTCCGCCTCCGTCTCGCGAACCTTCCGCTGCCGCGCCGCTTCCTGTTGCAAGTCGATCTGCCGCTGCTCTCGCCACTCCCGCCGCTCGGATTCGATCGCTGCCCGCTCCGCAGACCGGACGCCCGTCGAGGTCGCTTCGTAGGCCGGGAAGGTGACCGGCCCCACTTCGAACAATTCCACCGCGTGCAACTCGCGCACATCCACCGTCCGGCCGTCGCGGTCTTCTTCCACCCAGACGATTTTCGTCGGACGGAACATGAAGGAGGATCCTGACACGTCGCCGCGGCGGATCGGCTCCAGCACCTGGTCGCGGATCAGTGCCGTCTGCGGCGGCTCGACGGAATAGCGAAGCCCGGTCGCGTCCGGCGTCAATCGCAGCGTGGCTGCGTTGCCACGATTGCGCCCCAAGATGATGTTCGGATCGTGGTTGAAGAGTGACCGAACATCGGCCTTGACGGCCTCGTCGAACGCGCCGGGCATGATCCGCTCGTAGGTGTCCTGCCACAGTCGGTATTCCGTCCCTGGATCGTCGGCCCGAAAGTAGACCGCCCCGTATCCCTCGATCCGCGGCGGCTGGCCGTCCTCGCGGATCTCCAGCCGGGAAAGCTCACTGCTGATCGTTCGCCGTTCCAGATCCATCGGTATTCCCTTCGTCTTCGGTTTCTTCTTCGTCGTCGTCGTCGTCCGGCTCCGGCATGGGCGCCGGCTCGGGCGGCGGCTCCGGCTCTTCGCCCAGCAGCTGCATGTTCAGCGGCTGGAATGGCTTGTCCCCAATCCCGCCCGGCCAGGCCGAGTAATTGAACCAGCGCCGTACTTCGTCCGGTGACCAAATGCCATTCGTCACCCCTTGCACGCCGACACTGATCAGCGTCTGCGTATCGGCCCAGTTCAGAGCATGGATGTTGTGCTCGATAAAATGCGTATCACGCTGATACTGGACGTCCGTCAGCAGTTTGAGCGTGCATTCCGTGGCGAGCTGCTTCAACCAGAAAGAGAGCGTCTCGTCGTGATACGCCCGGCGTGCCGCCTCTTCGCTGTTGTACGAAATGGATTCCTTGACCCCCAACCGCGAC